ACATGCTCGTTTCAATCTACAGTTACTATATATGAAACTCAGTATAAATGTACTATATCTGAAAACGAATCAAACTACTCACTAAACCCCTCCCTCAACGCAAGACTAGACGGACTTCTATATACCTTTGCAACTGCCTCTTTCTTTTCACCCTACATTACAACGGTAGGACTTTATAATGACGAACAGGAGCTGGTAGCAGTAGCTAAACTAGCTCAACCAGTACCTACTTCTGCAACCACAGATATGAGTATCATCGTAAACTTAGATATGTAATGATCACTCAAGATCCTTGGACCTATAAAGGTAGATTTATAACCCAACTTTTAGATATACCAGCTAATACTTTTGGCTTTGTATACCAGATAACTAACAATAAAACCAATAAAAAATATATTGGTAGAAAAGTTTTATATTTTGAAAGAAATAAAAAGCTTACTCAAAAGGAATTAGCTGAATTAACAGGTAAAGGAAGAAAGCCTACTACTAAAAAAGTAGTAACCGAAAGCGATTGGAAGGACTATTTCGGTTCTAATAAAGAATTTATTGAAACAGTAAAGGCTCAAGGTCGAGGTGAATTTAGTAGAGAGATATTAGAGTTTGCTCCTAACAGAAAACTCCTCACCTACTATGAATGTAAGTATATTTTTAAGTTCGGAGCAATTGAACCTAGCAGCTTATACTACAACGATAATATTTTAGGTAAATTTTACAGAAAAGACTTTCCCAATGAAGCTTAAGGATATTATACTAGAGAATAGTAAAGACAAAAAATACTTAGCTCTTGTAAATGCTTTAAGAGAAAAGTATAAGACAACTGACTTAGGAGTAGGCGGCTTTGGTATTGCTTTTGATCTTGGAGAAGGAAAAGCTTTAAAAGTTACTACTGACAGTTATGAAATAGACCATGCTATAAAGCTCAAAGGGCACTCCTCACCTTTTATTATTCCTATTTTAGGGGTAAAAAGATTTAGCGAGTCATTGGGAGTTATTTACACTAAAGTTGCCGATCCTATCTCCGATCAAGAGAAGATTCAGATAAAGGAAATAGAGGAGTCTGCTGAGGATTTTCTAAGCCGAGGAGAAGACGAGGAGCTTAACAAGTTTACTCAAAATATAGAGCTAGTAAAACTCGTTAAAGGCTTAAAATCAGCCTTTAACAGTGTAGGAATATCAGGAGATGAAATCGACTGGTCTCCAGAAAACATAATGAGGTATAAAGGTAATTATACATTAGTTGACATTTAGAGGTTAGGTTCGTATATTCTTGTATAAGGGTATATAAAATAGTGGAAAATCTCGTCATACTAAATTATCTAGAAAAACTTTTAGGTAAGTCTCATAAAAGGGCTAGAGAGAACTACGCATTTTATTGTAGCTTCTGCAACCATCATAAACCAAAGCTTGAAGTAAACCTTCATACTAATGAAAAGGGAGAGAATCCTTGGGAGTGTTGGGTATGTAATACTAAGGGAAGAACCATTAGATCATTACTTAAGCAACTTAAGATTGATCAAACTATTATCTCTGAGGTTACCAAGCATATTCTAAAGGGAAGTACTGACGCTCATATTTCCTTTAGTCTTGAACTACCTAAAGGGATTAGACTCTTAAGCGAACCTAGCGGTTCTATTATTATCAACAGAGCTAGAAAGTACCTTTATAATCGAGGGTTAACCGATAACGACTTTATAAAATATAACATAGGATACTGTCCTTCAGGAGAATATGCCGACAGAATTATAGTACCCAGTTATGATGAGAGAGGAACGTTAAACTACTTCGTAGGAAGAAGCGTTAACCCCGATACTTCTTTTAAGTATAAAAACCCAAGCGTTTCAAAAGACGTTATAGGGTTTGAAGCTTTTATAAACTGGGATGTACCTGTCGTACTATGTGAAGGTGTATTTGACGCTATGGCTATAAAACGGAACGCTATACTTTTATTAGGAAAAACAATGAGTCAAAGTTTATTAAGAAAACTTGCTCTAAACAAGGTAAAAGATGTTTATATAGCATTAGATAGAGATGCTCTGAAAAGCGCTCTAACCATTTCAGATCAATTGCTCTCCATGGGTAAGAGGGTTTACCTGGTTGATATGGCTGATAAAGATCCTAGCTCGATGGGATTCAAAGCGTTTACCCAACATATACAAACAGCTGACGAAATAAATTTAAGTAAAATCATGGAATACAAACTATACCAACTATGCTAGTAAAGGGCTCAAATATATTAAAAGAACATAAACTTAAGAATTTAGACTTTCAACCTAAATTACAGCAAATTAACTTTTTAGACCGTCGGGTTTATAAGAGATCTGAAGGTAAGTACTATCCATCAGTTACAAGCATTCTACAGTACATGCCTAAGAATAAGTTTTTTGAGCAATGGATTAAAGATGTAGGGCATAATTCTGATCTCATTATGAGAAAAGCAGGTGAAGAGGGAACCGCCGTTCACAATGCCGTTGAAGATCTCCTTAAGGGAGAAGAAATTACCTGGATGGATGACTTTGGCAACGCCAAATACTCCCTAGAGGTCTGGAACATGATATTAAAAGCCTATGAATTTTTTGAAACCTATAAACCTGAAGTACTCGCATCTGAGCATTTCATTTATTCTGATGAGCATGAGTATGCTGGAACTATTGACCTTATTCTTAAGCTTGATGATTTAATTTGGCTGGTTGATATTAAGACTTCAAACTCCATTCATAAGTCACATGAGTTGCAACTAGCTGCTTATGCAACAGGATGGGAAGAAACCACCGGTCAGAAAATAGATAAGACTGGAATACTGTGGTTAAAATCAGCTAAAAGAACACCTTCAAAGAAAGCGGGTTCATATCAAGGTAAAGGTTGGGAGATTATAGAGGCTGACGATACAGATAAGAACTTTAGATTCTTTAAACTTATCTATGAACTGTATAAAATGGACAACCCAACCACCGAGCCTATTTATAATAGCGTACCAACCGCTATAAAACTATCATGAAAAATAAAGATTTAGATGTAAATTTACACCTAGCTATAGAAAAAGCTATAGCCTCTCTTGACTTTCCACAAGATATACAGCATCTATCTGAAATAATTCAAACTAAAGACAACCTTACAAATATCGATAAGGAATCCCTATATCAACTTAAGGAGCGTCTGCAGGAAATTATACCCAATTCAATGACGGCGGATATTGAAGGGGATAGGATTATAATTCATTTCATAGACTCAACCACCGAACCTATAGACACACCTACCGATTACACTCCCTTTATGCGAGCAATTATGGAGTATATGGAAAGCAAGGATATGAACGTAAAGCCTTTCCCTAAAATTACTCTTAGAGAAGATTTAGAAGAAGGAAAAAAGATACTAGGCAAAACAGCTTACTACGACCCGGAGTTAGAGGAAATAGTGCTTTATACTTCAAACAGGCATCCAAAAGATATACTAAGATCCTTCGCTCATGAGATGATACATCATATTCAAAAGCAAGAAGGTAGAATTGGAAACGGAGAGGTATCAACTACCAACATAAATGAGGATGAGCATTTACGGAAACTAGAGGAAGAAGCATACTTAAAGGGAAATATAACCTTTAGAGAGTGGACTGATAAAACAACTAAGGCATAAAGTATGGGAGATCTAACTCTTTTACTTTTAACATTAGACGACCTCAAACCCGAGTACAAGCTATATGTAGATATGGACGGAGTACTTTGTGACTTTACCGGGAGATTCGATCACTTTACCGGAATGAGTCCTTCGATCTACAAAGAAAAGTACGGAACTAAAAGATTTTGGCATTTAATCGACGGTCAAATAGGTCTTAAGTTTTGGAGCGATATGGAGTGGACTCCTCAAGGTAAAACTCTATGGAACTTTATTGAACCTTACGACCCTATACTCCTCACATCTCCTTCTGATAACAAAGCAAGTGTTGAGGGTAAATTAGAGTGGGTTGAAAAAAATATACCCGGAACTCCTATTATCTTTAAGCATGCTAAAGAAAAGCATTTAGTAGCCGGGTTAGGTTCTATCTTAATAGACGACAGAGAAGATACTATTGAAAGAGTCAATCAAGAGGGGGGAATTGGAATACATCACCCAGAAAACACCCAAGAGATTCAACAAATTATAAAAGAATTAGAAAAGTACGGTTATGGCAGACAGCTATCTTAAAAAAGAATTTAAAAGCAGAGACGTAGAAAGAATACGTAATATCGTTAAGAAAGACTTTAACTCTAAATCAGCACCCAGTACCGGGTACTCTAAGGTTTATGTAGAAAGGATCGAAGGCGATGTATGGGAGGATAACGGTGTTACTTGGACTATCAAAAATGGCTTACGACAAAACGTTACTAAATTAGATGCTGTAAAAAAAGCAGCTAGAGTACCCCTAGCCTGTCCTAAATGTCAGAAAAGGATGAAGCATAAAAATGATCATAAGATGTATAAAATACATACTATGTGCTTTGACTGTGTTATCGACTATGAAGCTCAACTAAGAAAAGCAGGTTTATTTGAATCATATGAAAAAAATATGATAAACCAAAGTAAAGATGCTTTTGCCAAAGACCTAGAGGGGTACGTTCACGAATTGCTTCACGATTCTCTTAACTCTTACGTAACCGAACAAGGAGACTTAGAGGAGTGGAAGAACAATTCCTCAAGGGTTAATGATGAAGTTCTTAAGAAACTTAACGAATATTTAAAATACTTAAGAGACTCTAAAGAGTAGGAGCTATTTATAAGCAACTTTTATTGCTCATATTATGTCTGCGGCAAAGCAACTTGAACTACTTGAAACAATTGTTTTAGAACTCCATACTCTAAAAACTAAGATGCCCAACGGCGAGTTTAAAGCAATGGCACGTGATATTGAAGACCTTAAAACATCATACCACGATATTAAAGACAACATTTCAGATATAAAATTTACATTACTGAACCCCGAAGACGGTGTTATAGTAAAGGTAAACAAAGTATCGGAGTGGAGGCAGGCTAAAGAGAAAAAAAGCGAGGAATACGAAAATGCTTTGCAAGAGGTTAGGGATCTTATGAAATGGAAGGAAGGAGCTTCTAAAGCTCTTTGGATTATTTTTACCGCCATAGTAGGTCTTTCTTTTAACGTATTTTTCATGTAATGCTACTTACTGAGCATAAGGTTATACCAACTCTTACTGAAGGTTTATATCATCATATAAGCAACAAAAGACCCTTATACGAGAATATCTATAGACCAGGATCTCTGGCATATTTTTCAACCATTAAGCAAGCCAGACTGCTTGCAAAGACTGGAATACTAACCGAGTTGTGTGAGGAAGATAAAGAGCTTTTATTTGAAACTGAAGTAGGTGAATTTGAACTATTTGAAGGTAGGCAGGTACCTATAGATTATCCTCTCCTTGAAGAAGAACTCGATGAAGCAAAGCACCAGGGTAAGGACGTAGAGTTAAATAAACCTAAAAGAGGTGGTAGTAAAAAATTCTACGTTTATGTAAGAAAACCAGGAGGAGGAATAAAAAAGGTTAGCTTCGGAGATACTACGGGACTAAAAGCTAAAATAAATAATCCTCAAGCTAGAAAAGCTTTTGCAGCTAGACATAAATGCTCTCAGAAAAAAGATAAAACTAAAGCAAGCTACTGGTCATGTAGACTACCAAGATACGCTAAGCTTTTAGGTCTTAAGTCAAATTTTGGTGGATTCTGGTAAAAGACCATATACCGATTTAGAAGTTACTTCAACTTATAAGGTTAGGGAGTTTTCCGACGACGTAGAGGAAAAAGAACTTTACTGGCATAGAGATGATGAAGACAGGACTATAGAGGTACTAGAGGTAGGAACCAATTGGAAGTTCCAAAGAGATAATTTTTTACCGGAACCTCTATTACAAAATACTAATATATTTATAGAAAGAAACGAGTGGCATCGTGTCTTAAAGGGTTCTGGAAAATTACTATTAAAGATATATCTCGATGGCGAAAAGTAAATCACAGAGTACTTCAGTTTTTCTTAAAAAAGAACATAAAAAAAGAGCTGGCGTTCATAGTAAGTGCAAAAGCTCAAACATTAAAACCAGTGTTAACTACCGCAAAAAATACCGTGGACAAGGAAGATAAAATTTCTTCAGAATCACTAGCTTTTGTGCAAGAATTGATAGATGAAAATCTACGAGACTGGTTTAAGAAAGAGAAATGGGTTAACATTTCAACCTCAGGAAAGATAACAGGTCCATGCGGTACTTCTAAGAATAAAAAGAACCCGGACCGTTGCTTACCTAAAGCAAAAGCTCAATCACTGAGTAAGAGCGAAAGAGCTGCTACTGCTAGGAAAAAGAAAACAGCAGGAGCTAAAGGCCAGCAAGTAGTACCTAATACTAAGAAAGCAAAAGTAAAAAAAGAAAACGTAGCTCCTAACCACGACGGTAAATCAGCTCCATACGGTTCAGGGTATAAAGTAACAAAAGAGGAACTTATTAGAATAGTTAATGAAGTTCTTTCGGAAAAAAAGTATAAGAAAAAAGATGATCGCTGTATTAGAAGAGCGAAACAGGAATACGATACATGGCCCTCAGCTCTTGCCTCAGGAGCAGTTGTAAGGTGTAGAAGAGGTGAAATTTGGAAAAAATAAAAAATGAAATTAGCAAAAATTCTATTAGAAAAAACTAATCCGACTAAAGCAAAAGAAACTTTCGAGGAATTTGCCACTACCCGTGCAGCTGGTGCTGCTAAGATAGCATCTAATGCCGAAGAGAAGGGCGGACTAGCTCTTTTAACTTGGCATCACTTTAAGGTCAAGGCTCCGTACTACAAAAAGGCAACCGCCGGTAAGTTCGACGAAGAGTCTGCTAAAAAAGAATTTGAAAGTACCTTAAAAAGTATATCATTAGGTATGACCGCTATTGAATTTCAAAGAGAGGTAGGCCGGCTAGAGGTGTTAGGGGAGCTGCTGATTAGAGAGAAAAAATAAGAAGTATTATGAAACTAATACACCTTCTCTTAGAAGAGGAAAAAGCAATCCAATTTAAAGAACCTAATTTTGCTTTTGAATGGGAAGAAGCTAAAAGATATCCTGAATTTAAAGAGATGGGTAAAGAAGGTTGGATTAAAATTGCTCAAAGAGGATTTATAGTTAAATATTCTAAGATCAAGGATGTTTTAGGTAATGTTGATTTAGATTTTAAAACATTAGAAAAACCAAAAAAAGATAGGTTTATGTCTGCAATTGAAACAGGAGAAATAGAATTACCGATTGCGGTTAAATTTAGTGATCAAGATTATGACCTAGTAGCAGGCAACACCCGTTTATCTGGTTTACTCAATCTTGAGAATCGCCAAAAAGCTATTGACGAATACGGAGTTGACATAGGAATTGACCCATCTTTATGGATTGTAAATTTATAATTAATTATGAAACTCTCCCAACTTATCAGCGAAGCAGAGGTTAAATGCCCTCCCGCAACACAAGACATCGATCTCAATCTTGAGAATCGCCAAAAAGCTATTGACGAATACGGATACGGCCCTGCTGACCCCTCCCAAAAGAACGAAAAGTTCTGGAAGAAGAAGATGGATATGTGGCAGGTCGATACTGCTGAAGAGCTAAAAAAAATGGTATGCGGTACTTGTGCCGCTTTTGATATTACGACTAAGACTCTAGACTGTATTGCAAAGGGTATCGGATCGGACATGGGTTCGGAAGATCCTTACGATGTAATTAATGCCGGTGAGTTGGGTTACTGTAGATTTCTAAAGTTTAAATGCGCAGCTTCTAGAACTTGCGATGCTTGGGTAACAGGCGGTCCTATTAAAGATAAAGAATAATGAAAACTTGCCTTGAAACCTTCAATAATCATTTCGGAACTAACTACAAATTTACCGAAGTCAATGAGCATTTAGCATATGCTGATCTTTTAGATTTAGGAGAACTTGATTTAATTATAGATCAAGCTAAGCTTTATGCCTACCATACTAAAAAGCTAGAAGGAACCATATTTGAAGTAGTTTACAGGTTTACAGGAGGGCACTTCTCAACCGCTATAGTAGGGAGATCATTAGATGGAGAATTTAAACCTTTTACTTTGCAGTCATTTCCCGAAGACCTTACCATTATACCAGATAACGTTTTAGATAAATTGAACTCTGATATAAGCCATGGTATTTGAGTACAGTGATTTTAAAGTTTTAAAAGATATAAAAATTGAAGCTCCTCTTACAAACGAAGAGCTTTTACTTTTAGTTGATATTGAAAATGTAGATCGAGTAGGGTTTGACCTTACAACTTTAGAGCAAGCCTATTATAAGGCTAATGGTATTGATTTAAATACTAAACTCTTATTTTCAAAAGATAGCTATAAAAGCTCCTGGGATACCGTTTTTAGTAAATGGATTCTCAACAGTAAAATATCCGATAATCTATATGTCGATCATTCAGGACTGTATGGAATATATCCATTCGAAGGAAGAGCTAGGGAGCAGATAAAGAAGTTTATTCCGCAAAGGAACGAACTGGCCAAGCTTTTAAATTTAAAGGGGAAAGTAGGGTACGATGTTTGTATTGATTATATCAAAGGAGAAAAAGTAATTGAGGTTTTACATTTAGAACATGACTACGGTATCGAGGAATACGATCTTTTTATGACAAATAAAGAAAGGTTAGAAAATAACCTTCCTGAATATGAATGGGAAGAGGTTATCGAGAAGCTAAAAAGTACTATTTACTTAAAGAGTAGTGACTCAATTGAATTAAGCAATTATAAAGCTAGCTTATTTGGATTTCATAAAGCCTTTAGATACTATAACAGAATATGACTATAAGCGAGCTTTCCTTACTAATAGATGAGATAATCTCGGAAACCATTAAGAAGGTAGATGGCAAGTATGTTGTATACCCAAAAAAGGGAGGTGATAGACTAGGAACTCATCCTTCTAAAGAAAAAGCTTTAGCTCAGTTAAGAGCTATTGAAGCTAATAGAGATGAATCCATAAGTGAAATTAAGGATGACGAAGTTAGATATTGGGCAATGCATGCTGATTTATTCGATCTTTTAAAAAAAATACCTCACCGCTATTCCGAGCTATCGGCTAAGCTAGATGGAGAGAGAAAAAAAGCTTTAGATTATTTTTACGGCACTTATTTTCAAAGCAGAAATACTGTTGCTGAAAATGACCATAAACCTATGAACCCAGGCATCCTTAAAAAGAGATTAGGGAAGCTTTCTTGCAGTAAGGTAAGAGCGGAAAAAAGCAAGTTAAAAGACAAAGGAACTACATATGCTAAGGCACTTCAGAGGTACCTTAACTATCACTGCCAGTGATCTATTTATTATAAACATTATAAAAAATGGCAAAAGTAGCTAACTCAGGAGGACTCTTTTTAACAGGAAGTACAGCGATAACCGGTAGCTTCACCGGACTTACGGTTATGAGTACAACTAATATAGGTAATATTACTTTCGGAGAAGGCGGACCTCAAGGACCTATACAAGGTATTCCTGCAGGGACTACATTAGACGTTCTTATTCGTGATATTAGAATAACAGGATCCGTATTATTGTATACCTAATATGAATAATCTAGAAAACACTCAATTAGGAGATAATCCTAAGTACTATATCGAGGTAACGGCTCAAGACCGTAATAGAGCAGCTCAGGTTTTTAACCAAGAAGCACAACTCCAGCTTTATATTGATAAGGAAGCAAGCCATAGGTATGTAAGCGATGATCTGAATATGATGATTACCTTCTTGCAAAGACTTGCCGACGGTCATGTAGAACTAAGTGATTCTAACGTAGGTGAGTATATGGATGATATGGAAGCCGATTTTGAGTTAGAAGAAAAAAAAGGTACAGATATGGATGACGATGGTGATATCGATTCCGACGATTATCTCCTAACAAAAGACCAAGCAATAAAAAAAGCGATGAAAGGAAAAAAGATTAAAAAATCACAACTCAAAGAGCTTGTTAAAAGAGCAATCTCCGAACAACCCATGGGAGCGGCAGGGCAAGTCAAAGGAGCTGTTCAGCTTCCTAAAGCTTCCAACCCGGCTGATATCAAAAGGTTAACCAATATGGGGGTTGATGTAAAATTAGCAGAGCTTGAGTTAAAGCACTTCGACTATACCGATGAAGAGGGAAAGATGGCTAAGAGTGATCTGCTAAAGATATCTAAGTATGCCATAAAGCTTTTCAATATGCTTGATAACCAAACTCAACTAGAGGGATGGGTGCAAGCAAAACTTACGAAAGCATCGGACTACCTATCTTCAGTATTCCATTACCTAGAAGGAGAAGAATTTTTAGGAGAAGTAAGCCCAGAATACAAACCTAACACACTAGCTCCAGAAGTAGGAGATCTAGTAGGAAATTCAGTTCAAGGATTTGATCATAAAGTACTTGCTATTCAAGGAGACCATTACATAGTACAGAATACTGTTACCGGAAAGAAGATGAAAACCTTCCGTGATAATATGCACAAACCCACAACTATGAAAGAAGGTCTTGGTAATGAAATCATCAATCTGGAAGCATTTCTTATTCAACTGAACCAGACTCTTACTTACGAGAAGCGTGAGGGAGAAGGTAAAGACCTAAAGCAGATTGCTTTTTTAGAGAATTGGATTGAAGATACTAGAGCAAAGTTGAAAGAAAAGGTAGCACAACACAAGCAGGGTATGAACGAAGCTCCTTCAGGACAGTATTATATCAAAGTAAATCCTAGAGACTACAAAAAAGCTGTAATGCTTGTTAATACAAGCTACCCTAAAGCAAATATCGAGTTCAACGATCCCGACACCTTCTATACTCCCGATATTCAGACAGCCGAAGACCTTCTTATGGATTTCGGAGTAAACGATATAGAGCTAGTTCAAGATAATCTTAACGATTTTGGAGACTCACAAGAAATGTTCGACGATATTGAAAATTATCAAGATAACCCTGGTATATATGAGAATAAGTCAACTTGCTGTATGAGATGTGGACGTAAGCATGTAAAGGGTACTTCATGCCCAAAGCCTTACTTAAGTGAAAGCAATCCTAGGCACTGTAAAAACAGAAAATAATGAAAAGATCGAAACTACTTGAACTTATTGAACTTACTATAAGGGAAAAAATCGAAAGCCCTCAAGTAGATAAGATTTATAATGCCTTGGTAGGTATCAACCCTAACTATCCTCAACTTGCTAAAGCTCTAGCTAAATTCCTCTCACCCGGTACCCCTGAATCACCGGGCTTTACAAAGGATCAAGCAAGCGACTTTATGAGAATCTTACAAAACGAATTAACCTCACAAGATGAAAATAAAACTAAGTAAACTAAAGAGCTTAGTAACTCAGACTTTAGGTGAGTTTGGAGCTGAAGAGATCCCAGGTACTGAAATGGACGGTGCTATGCTACCTGAAGCTGAAGAAGAGCTAACAGCTAAGTTCCCAGAATTAGAAAGAACTCTTGAGAAGCTCATGACAAATGACTTTAAGACCTTTATAAAAACTATAGATTACGTAGCCCCTAAGCCTACTATGTTTAGGGTTATTTTAAATAACGATCAAACATTTTTTCTAAAGTGGATGGGGGATTACTTTCAAGCTCAAATAGAAGGAGTAAGGTATGAGCTCAATAACCGAGCTCAACTAGATCAAGCCCTTGATACTCTAGGCGATCTGTTTAAACATGGACCAGTACCTGCTGATCAATCTCAGCAAATAACCCCTCCAGGGGAAGGACCTACAGGAGGAGTAACAGCCGGAGGAGTGGGCGTTCCTACTCAGATACCAACAGGAAATGAAGAAGAAACACCTGCTGAAGACGAAGAAGAAGATGCAATAGCAGCTATTCCTACCACCTAGTAGTTGGTAGTTTAAAAAATATACGTTATATTATATCATTATAAAAAACCCGTATGCAGACAAAAGTCATTTCGTCTGAAGTTCTAGGAAGAATAGTAACCGTAGACCAGTTACTAGTTATCTACAATATCTCTCTTGAGGATTGGGAAATAGAACGTCAGATAGTCAACACCTGGGAGGTAGGAGCTAAAGGTCCGGATGATAAAATAGTAACTACTCCATTATTTCAGGTCAAAGTCTGGCTTAGGAGTAGGAAGGAGATTAAAGATCTACAAGCCGTTCGTGAGGAGTTTATTGAAGATCTAAAGCTACTCTCACCTTCATCGAAAAAAATAAACTACTCCACTGACTTAGTAGAATCACCTAAACTGCTAGAAGTTAATATTTTCGATCTTCACTTAGGTAAGATTGCATGGGAGCAAGAAGTGGGAGCTAACTACGATCTCAAGATAGCCACTCAAAGGTTTAGTGATTGCATAGATCATTTTATTCAAGCATCAAAAGGCTATCAAATAGAACGAGTAGTAATCCCTATAGGAAACGATTTCTTTAATTCTGATAGATCTCATCCCTATAACTCAACCACCGCCGGTACCCCGCAAGAAGAAGATACTAGATGGCAGAAGACCTTTAGAACCGGAAGACAGCTTATTATCGAAAACGTTCAAAAGCTAACCCAAATAGCTCCAGTAGATATAGTTATAATACCAGGGAATCACGACTTCGAAAAAACATTCTTTCTAGGAGACTCTTTAGAAGGTTGGTTCTTTAATAACGAAAACGTTACCGTTAACAATTCCCCTAATCCTAGAAAATACTACAAGTACGGTAAAGTACTTCTAGGATATACTCATGGAGATAAGGAGAAAATGAATGACCTTCCGCTTATTATGGCACAAGAAGTGCCGTCGGAATGGGCTACTACTCTTTATAGAGAATTTCACTTAGGGCATTTCCATCATAAGAGAGAGATAAAATATAAGTCTACCGAAGAATACCAAGGAGTCATAGTTAGAATTATGAGCTCGTTATCTGGTACAGATGCATGGCATCATAGCAAAGGATATATAAGTGCTAAAAAATCAGCTGAAGCACTAATCTGGGATCCTGAAAAGGGCCTTGAATCGCAACTTTACTATAACACCATATAACTATTTATTATTAAAAATGAACTTATTAGATTTAATGGCTGAATTTCTTATCGTAGAAGATGCTAGAAAAATTATTCAGAAATATAACCTGGGTAAAGGTTCTAGAGTAAAATTTAAAAATGACGATAGGGTTTACTATATTGATAACGTAGCCGGAGATGGAATTACAGTATTTGTAATTCACGAACCTACTCAACAGAAATTTAGAAAGCAAATCTTTAAGCTTACCCAAGTAGATGGAAAAAACGTAGAACATGAATAAACTTGACCTAGCGACGACAGTAAAGATCGCAATACCGGGACTTATTGTCTTTGTTTTAATTATGTTTATGAGCGGATCATTCAATCCCTATAAAAAAGCATATAAAAAAGAGTTAGAGAATCAAAGACTAGAGAGTGAAGCAAGAGAAGATTCTTTAAAAAACTACGTTTTTTCGCTAGAAAACGAAGCTATAAAGTTACAAAACAAAGCAGACTCGACTCTGAAGGCATTAGAACTAGAAGAACTAACCCGTAAAAAAGAAAAAGATGAATTCAATAAAAAAATGGCTCAGCTTAACAAGCTTTCTACTACTGAGCTTGCCAGCTACTTCGCAAAGCGTTACAATAATTAACGGAGATACATTAGTTTGCCTACCTGACAATATAGTCAGGAGAGTTATTGCTGATATTGAATTAGGTGACCTATGTAAAATAGAGCTAGCAAGTTGGATTAGAGAAGCTAAAGGCCTTCGAGATGTAATCGAGATTCAAAAAGAGCAAATAGTAAAAAAAGACGGCTCTATAAAAGGGCTTTACGAAATAGTAAAAGAAAATAAAACTCAGCTGGAAATAAAAGATAAAGAAATAGCATTACTTAAGACTGAAAAATCTACCAAATACTGGAAGGGACTGTTTACCGGGCTTGGGACAGGAGCGGGGATAGTCTTGGCACTGGTTATACTATGAGTGAGGAGTTTAGCATAAAAGAAGCGATTAAGGCTGAGTACCTAAAGTGTGCTCAAGATCCCGCTTACTTTATGAAAAAATACTGTTATATACAGCACCCTACTAGGGGCCGTATTCTTTTTGCTTTATATCCATTTCAAGAAAAGGTACTTAATTTATTCAAAGACAACCAATATACCACAGTACTAAAGTCCCGGCAATTAGGAATTTCTACCCTAGCATCAGGATATTCGCTATGGTTGATGATATTTCATAAAGATAAAAACATTCTAGCACTAGCTACTACCCAGAGTACGGCTAGGAATTTGGTTACTAAGACACAGTTTATGTATGAAAACCTACCTTCTTGGTTGAAGGTAAAGAGTCAGGAATACAATAAACTATCACTCCGTCTTACTAATGGATCTAAAATTCAAGCTAAATCATCAAACTCAGATGCTGCACGATCAGAAGCAGTATCGCTTTTGCTTATTGACGAAGCGGCATTTATTGATAACATCGAAGAGACGTTTGTAGCTGCTCAACAAACTCTAGCTACCGGAGGTCAGTGTATGGCTCTCTCAACTCCCAACGGAGTAGGTAACTGGTTTCATAAAAACTGGATCAAAGCAGTAGCAAGCGAAAATTCATTCTTACCTATCCGTATTCCCTGGACCGCTCATCC